TAATTGCTCTAAAAGATATTTGTTGATTTGCTGTAGCAATTGATGATAGATCCACAGGCTTTTGTTCCTGATTCAGAAACTGAAACTGTAATTGATTGTCAACGCCTTTATTTAACGTTAATGGTTTTGAATAAACTGGCATATATTTCCTCGGGCTTGTGCCTGACAGAACCACAACGACTTGTCTGACTGTATATGTATATACTGATGTAGTGTAAGACACAAATTTTAATCTCCTATAGAATATATTTATCTCTACGTGTGTCAACCAAGAAATTTGACCATTTTTTTCAACGTACTAAATACTTTACAGATATGACAGATTCAAAGAAACCAATCGACTTTTTTCAAAAATTAACAGAGTCACACCCCTTCATTTCAGTATTACAATATGCAGGACAAGACTTTGTGGGTATTGTTCAGAACCGTGATGATCTTGTTACAACTATCTATGATTATGGTGCAATAATCGATGCAGATAAACGACTTAAGTTTTTAGAGTTAGGTGATATCTGGTGGTGGGAATCTAATCGTCAAATACCTATTCACTTATTTTTAAAAGCAGAGTGGGCAATGTTCAAACCCTTCTTACGAACATTCAATAATAAGTCATTGACATTATTACATGGACCTATTGTCAGTATGACTGACTTTCAAAAGAAAAGAGTTAAACGAAAGTCTATTACTTTAGTGAAGCGGTCTTACTAAGTCTCTTAATCATCTTAGCCTTTTGACGTATCTTTTTTGCTCTACGTTTCTTAGCCAATTCTAAACTCATTTTACTTTGCACACGTTCTTCAAACGTTACGCCCAATAGATGATCAAACTCATGTAAGAATACACGGGCCTGCATACCAGTAAGATGTTTGTCTGATACAACTTCCCCGTCAATTTGTTGATAAGATACTACGCATTCAGAGTGTCTTGGAACATGTAACCATAGATCAGGAAAACTTAAACACCCTTCTAGGAATAATTCTTTTTCACCTTTTAGTTCATCGACTTGAGGATTGATAAAAGCCATTAACTTTTCATCTGTACCCATGATGAATATATTTTTCATTACACCGCACTGAGGTGCCGCTAAACCAATACCAGGATGATTAGGATTAAACATAACCTTAGTCATTGCTTTAATTAATTCAGTTGGATCACCGTCAAGTTTAAAGTCCCATGGTTCACAAGGTTCCTTTAATCTAGGATCTCTTTCTGGTATTAGTTCAAGTGTAAATTCTTCCATTATCCCCTACTTAAATATTTGTCTCTTAATGCATCACCTTTCAATGGTGTGCCGATTATTTCTGTCTTGCCTGATACAATATATTGTCGATGAACCGTACTATCATTATATTCTACATCTAACACACGTAAATCATCACCTGTTCTATCTGGATTTGTTTCATACCACAGTGACGTAAATGAATGTGCATGAACGGCCTTAACGCCTTTAGCCCATTCTTCGGCCTCTAATAGTTCTCTTTGTCGTTGTACGACTTCATCATATTGTCCCATCCTTCTCCTCTAATAAGTTCATATGCACTACAACAAGATGTGCATATGCGACAGCATGTGATTTTTTAAACACATACCCTGTATTGTTATCAATCCATACACTATTACTTATGTCTTTATATGTATGACCAATAAGATTTCTCTTTGCTGGACGAATCACAGCAAGAAACATTGCCAATCTAGGAATACTATTAATGGGCTCAGGCATCTTTTGCATAACATCATATTGTTTGTTAAGATGTATTAGTTTTTCTACAAAGTCCCGCTCTTTCAATCGTTCCCAGTTTGGTTCTGCCATTAGACTTATCAAATGCAACTCGTCTTGTACATGTTGATAGACGTTTACATTCAATAAGTCTAACTTGAAGTACCCTCTTTGATCTGCTTCTTTATAATCTAAAGAACACATATCATTTACAGGATCGTAGGGTACATCTGTTATGTATACGCCAGTTGGATGTTTTTTCATAGGCTGTACATCACGCATTGCCGCAGGAACATGCTTAATCAATTTCAATAATTGAGTTCTGTCCCCAAAGTCTATGTCAATGTCTGACTGTATACTCATTTAAGTCCTGCTTGTTTAAGTTTCTGATATGCACGTTGCACAACGACTGCTTGATGTTCTGCATCTTCTACAGCCTTGTGAGACGTTACTGCTTGACCATCTTTAAGAGACACATTACAAAGATCATAAATTGTTCTTGTATCTCTAATAGTATAGAAGGGCCAAGGTATCGACATTTCTAATTGCCTAAAGGCGTTTTCAGCCACAACAACATCAAAACCAGCACCATTACTCCAAACTGCTCTACGGTTCCAACAGAATTTATAGAGTTTATCCATAGCATCTTTAAACGAGATTCTATCGTTGTCGCCCATTGCTTCATTGATTGCTTCTTCACTTTGTTCTCCCCACCACCTTAGTGTATCTGGATTTATGTGTCTATTAAAATCTTCAGTTTGTGAATCTATTTCAGGACGTAGTTCTAGTTTTTCTGCGACTCCATTACCCATAGGATCAAAACGAACAGCACCGATTGTTAGAATAACACAATCAGGATCTGTACTCAGAGTCTCCATATCTATCATTACGTCATTTGCCATTACTACTCCATACGTTATCTTCGTTTCTTATTTCTACTATTATATCACTTCTGAGGTAATTAATCAATAGAATGGAACGTTTTTTGGGTAAATGCAATGGCATAGTAGAATGCATCAAACGAGTATTATAAAACAAGATACTACCTTTTGGCATATCATACTGTTCTGCATTTTCTAAAAAGTATTCATCATGCAAACCTTCATAGCAATCTTGTATATCCCAATCTTTCTGATGACTGTAAGGGATAAGTCCAGTTGCTCCTGTGTCTTTGTCTAAGTCATCAAGTGGAATGATAACTTGTATGCCACAGACATCATTGTTTTCTCTTTTATTATATTTTTTAAATCGATGCGGTGTATCAATGTGAGGTCCTACCCATCTGCTTGGACCATTGATTGTTACGATATCACTTGCATAGAATACTGCATCATCTAAATGTTTGCTAATTTCAGGATAGATAAGTTCATGTCCCAATCATCTGTAAGTTGACTCCACCATACAGCAATGCCAAACAGTTTTTTACATGCCTCTGCTTCTGCATACTGCTTCTTATGTGTGGATGCTCGTACAGGGTAGAGTTCATCTTTTCTATCGTTTATACGTTGAATAAGGTCGTCTGATATGACATTCTTTTTGATGTCAAAGCCACGACCTTCATGTGAAAGTTTAGATACTTGACCAAAGATACGATCATAGTTAGCGGCATAGGCTTTTTGATTCTCACCCTTTCTAGGTGCGGAACCTTTTCCACCGTGCCATTGACTCATTGCCACCTCGTTTCTAGCCACACACGTTCTTCATCACCTGCTAGATATATTCTACGTTGCTTATGATCTTCTTCATTAGACCAACACCAGTTTTCATTTAGTGTATCGTATGTACTGTCATTGTATTGTGCAAGGCTCATAAAGTTTGACAGTTCATGCACCCTGTCATAATCTTTCATATCACAACTAGGTCCCCATGTATCCCAACACCAATCTCGTACTTTATTAAAATTTATGATAGAAGACAAATCAGAATGTGCTAGAGGTCTAGGATGAAAACGTTCATACTTAGGAGGAGTTTTAGTAACACAACACCACTTAAACATGTCATGTCCTTTCCATCGACCATCCAATTGATAAAATTGTAAGTGTACTTCTACTGTGTTCAATATCCGGCTTGCCTCAATAACTCTTTTACTTCATTGACGGCATCTTCATCACGTTTAAATTTAATTGCCCACTTTTCAGGATCAATGTATTCTAATACCATCTTTTGTTGTACTTCATCTAACTTACTTAAAAACTCTAAACCAGACTCACTATGATACAAAGACCAAGGCGATACTCTTCCTGTTGTGACTTCATAACAGATTCTGTTTGGAGCACCATATCTAAATGCATCTTTACTTTCTATCTGATCATCTTTACAAATTTCGATAAGAGTCTCCATGCTACGAGCAATTGCATCTAAAGCATTTTCTTGTCTCAGATATTCAATAATAAACTTAGTGTAGTTTTTATCACTATTCCAACTATCAATTCTAATTTGATTTCTAAGCAACCAATCTGCATAACGATTGACATTAATACATCTTGTGTTAACACAGTAATGACCGAATTTGACAAAGGCTAGATAATAAGAACTTTTAGTAAAGTCTATATAAGTCTTTTGCTTTTTGCTAGAAGTGTTTTGTGCATAGAAGTTTAACCATGCGTTGAAACCTATACGATTACCCTTAAGGTTCTTATCGCCATATCTGCGTTTCTGTTCGCAAAGATGTTTATCAATAGTACTTTCTTTTGCAAAACTTCTGCCGCAAAATTCACAACCAAACTTTTTAGTTGCCAAGTTCTTTTTCGTATTCTTCGATTTCATTATCTGTAACGAGTTCACTAAGTAATTCTACCTCATCAAATTTTAGTTCTGGAAACTTTTCTGCTAGATACATTTTGCGTTTGTGTTGTTCACAAAACAA